AACGCAAGCCAACATCAGGCAAGAATAGACGGCATCGTGTATGACATTTCAGACATTAGCCCAGATGATTCAAACGATGCTATTCGCTATGACTATCTGACCCTAGTCAAAACAACTAAGGGGGCATAACCGTGGACATGGATGAGGCGCTTGGTCAATGGCTTAAGCAAGTATCAAAGGCCGCCGAATTGTCTATTAGCGACCAAGAGAAGATTACCAAGGCTGGTGCTGATGTTTACGCCAAGAAGCTAGCAGAGACCACCAAAGAAAAACACCCAAATACTAAGGGAGACGGCGGTAAGTATGGACATTTGAGCGAGGACATCAGGAGTACTGCGGGAGATATTGACGGTGACCATAATGGAAGTTCAACGGTTGGGTTCCACAATAAAGCCCACATTGCCCGCTTCTTAAATGATGGCACCAAGTATATTCGCGCTGACCATTTTGTTGATAATGCCCGTGACGATGCCAAAGATGCTGTATTTGCCGCTGAAGCCGAGAAATATCAGGCAATGATTGCCAAAGCGAATGGTGGTGGGGATGAATGAGCGCCGTAGATGATGCGGTAACAATGCTTAGCCAAGCCGGGATTGCCAGTATTGATGCAGTTGAAGGCAACAATTTGCCACAAGAATTAGTCGATAGTCTGGAAAAAACAGTCGTTTTGATTACTGATGCTGCTAATGATCCAACTGCACATGGTGACAACGATTTCTGGGCGCTGAATCAGGAAGTAGAAGTACAGATTTGGTACTCACAATTGCTCGATTCTGATCCCGAAATCATTGAGATCGCCATGATGAAGGCTTTTACTCATCAACATTGGCAGGTAGCCGCGGTTAGGCAACGAACATTAGACCCAGACACATCACAGCTTTTCAACACATTTTATTTTAGTAGAACAAAGAATATTTAGGAGGCATTCAAATGGCAACAGTAGGTTTATATCAAATTCAGCTAGCTCTGGTTGATGCACAGCAAAAGTTAATTAGTGGCGCTGATACAGGACTAAGCACAGACGGTTTATATACTGTCGATCACAAAGATTTAGGTACTAAAACTGCCAATATTACAGGCTTAGCAGGCACGATTGCTAAGACCTATGGCAACAACAACGTCCAAGACGTTATGGTTGGTACTTCAGAACCAACAGTGGCTTTGGATATTAACAACTTGAATTACCAAATTAAGCAGCAAATCAAAGGGTTTGTCAGTGATAAAAAGGGCGGTTGGACCGATGAGAATGTGAAGGCTCATGTGGCCTTACTTATTACCACGCAAACTATCGACAGGGCGCACTTTGTCTATTATGGCTTTGGTGATGGCATCATGACCGAAACGGCCGCGAATATCCAAACAGATGCAGCAGCAGAACAACGCGTAGATGACACTTTGACTTACACCGCCCTTTCCACTATGGCCTTTAATAATCAGCCATACAAGATTTACAGCGACCTTGATTCTAAGTTTGACAAAGCCAACATGTACAAAGAAGTGTTCGGTGGATACGTACTGTCGCCCTCATTAGGCAAATAATCCGGTGCTGGCAGACGCAATCTGATGCAATTTCATAGCAACAACTGATGAATGGCTCACTAACGTGCGCTATTTTTTATGCTCAAAAGTCGCTTTCTGGTGAACTTGGTGGTGTCCGATTCACCACAGCGACCTTATCAAATAAAAAGGATGGTATTACCAATGAAAATCAAAGTTAGTCAACTTAGCAATCGTGTACACGAAGTTAAAACCAGTAATCGCAACATGGAAAAGATGTACGACTTACAGTTACTTATGGCCAAGGCTGATGATATTGCCGATATGGAACCAGTAGAAATTATTAAGATGCAGCGCGATATGTTGCATAACTCAATCGATTTCTTGACAACAGTTTTAAATCTGAACAAGCAAGAAATTGAAAAACTTGGGGATTTAGAATTTGCCGACACTATTCAGGCAGTTAATTACACTTTTGAACGCATGATGGGCATGAGTGATGAGGATATTGACTTAGCTGCCAAGAAGCAGGATGCCAGCAAAAGCAAAGATTAACCCAGCCGTCAAAGTTTATGAACTTGAAAATCAGGTACAGGACTTTAGATGGATGAAAAAGCAGGCAGTCATGTATTTCCACTGGTCAATGCAGGATTTTGACGATGCTGATTATTTTGAAATGCTGGAAATGATGTCCGCCAAGGATAAGAAAGACCGGCCAATTGATCCGGCAATTATGTGGCAGCAATACCAAGAGAAAGGGTGATTAAAGTGGCACAACAAATTAATGCAACAATGAGCACCAAGATTGCCCTTGATCTATTGTCGGCAAGCGAATCCGTCAAATCATTAACGGCGGTTGTTCGATCCAGCCAAAACGCTTGGAAAGCTCAAGAAGCGGAGATGAAATCTGCTGGTGATGCAGTTGGTGCTGCTCAAGCCAAGTATGACGGCTTGGGTAAGTCTATTGAGTCACAACAGTCTAAGATTGACGCTCTAAAAGCCAAACAAGCTGAGTTGAAGGGCAATACTGCCGATGTTGCTCAACAGTTTTTAAAGTATCAGCAACAAATTGATGGTGCCACTAAGCAACTTGCTAGTATGCAGTCTCAACAAGACCGTGCCAAGCAAGCAATGGACTATCAAAAGTCTGGATTAGCTGGCTTACAACAAGAGTACACAGCGGCTGCACGTGCCAACCAAGCTTATGTGACTCGCCTGGAGGCTGAAGGTAAACAGCAAGAAGCTAACAAGGCCAAAATGGAAGGCTATAAGTCATCCATTACCAATCTAAATGAGCAACTGTCTAAGCAGTCTGCTGAGTTGGATAAGATTGCCAGTGCTAGTGGCAAGGATTCAGATGCATGGCGTACACAGAAGATGCGCGTTGATGAGACAGCTACCAGTTTAGCAAAAGCCAAGTCTTCTATGACCGGCCTGCAAACTGAAATGGATAAGGCTAACCCATCTGTTTTCAACAGAGTTAAGGAAGCTATATCGGGAACAAACAAGCAAGCGAAAAAGACACCGGGTTTGCTTCACAAAATTGTTGAGGGTGGCTTAATCACCAACGCCATTACGAGCGGCTGGCAACGTCTAAGCTCAAGCATTACTGACACGGTAAAGTCTGGGCTAGAGCTTAACGAGGCCGGAGAAAAGCTGAAAATGACATGGGAGAACATGGGCAAGTCGGCCAATGATATCCAGATTCTTTCCGATCAAATGTCATATTTGCGCAGTGAGACTGGTGCAACCGGTGGCGAAGTTAACAAAATGCAAACCATCGTTGATACCATGACACATGGTGTCACAAGTAAAACTCTTGTCATCAGTGCAGGTATTGCCAGCATTGCCACGGCTTCGCACAAAGGCGGAGACGGCATGGATTCCTTGTCTAAAGCGATGACACGTGTCGTTGCTTCAGGTAACTTAACAACAACCAACCTTGCCAAACTTGAAAAGCAGGCTCCTACCTTAGGCGCACAATTGGCGAAAGCTGCCGGAGTCAGTCAGGATTCATTTGCCAAAATGGTTGCTGACGGGAAAATCAATTCTGACGAATTCATGAACTTAGTTTATAAAGTTGGGACAACAAGCAGGAGCACATTTGACCAATTCGGGAAAACTAGTGAAGGTGCCCTTGCGCAGCTGTCCGGTAGTTGGACATCAATTAAGGCTAAGATGGCAGCACCATTGCTTAATGTTAAGAATAGCGGTATGCAATCACTTGCTGGGATTTTAACATCATCTGTTGTTCAAAGCGCCGCTACTACACTAGGTAAAGGACTAGCAATTATTGCTAATTGGGCCAAGAAAGTTCTTGACTATGTTTCCGCACACAAAAAAGATGTTACTGGTATTGCCGGAGATATGTGGGACATTGCCAAAATTGCTGGTAAAGAAGTCTGGTCCCTGTTCAAAACTGCAATCAAAGACATTGCTGGGTGGCTAAATGTCGGTGGTTCCAATGCAAAGACGATGAAAGACCCGCTAAAAGCTATCCATGATGTGCTAGACGATATTGTCAAAAACAAATCTGGTATTCAAACTACCGTCAAGGTAATTGCAGGTTTGTGGATGACAAAAAAAGCACTGGAATTTGCAGCAGGATTGGGTCATGTGTACAGCGGTCTGAAAGCGCTTGGTGATACTAAACTAGCTCAATCAATCCTGTCCAACTTCAGTAAACTGAACATTGGCAGCAAGTTAGCTAAAATTGCAGTTCCCGTGGTGATTGCTTATGACGCGATTAGTGACTTAAAGGATTTAACAAAAGCATTTAGTAAGCATGGCACTGTGGGACAAAAGTTTTCTGCTGTTGGTGAGACATCTGGCAGCTTAATTGGCGGCGGTATCGGTTTCATGCTTGGTGGCCCCGCGGGCGCCGCAATTGGTGCCACAATTGGCAAAGTGGCCGGTAAATGGGCCGGCAATGCTGCTAAAAAGTTCACTGATGGCTGGAATGCTAAGAAAAAGCCAGCTAATAGTTGGCTAGGTGGTCTTGGCTGGGATGCTCGTCAAATGACTAATAATGTAGTCAAATGGTGGGATGGCATTAACAAGTCCACTGATAAAGCTCAAAAAAAGCAACAGAAACAGCAAGAAGCAGCTAATAAGCAGGCGCAAAAAGATTGGAATGGATTTTGGAACGATGTTGGCAAGGGCTGGACTAGCTTTTGGAATGATGTAAACAAGAAAAATTCTAGTGCACAACAGCAACAGCAAAAACAGCAAGATGCAGCTAATAAGCAGATAAAGAAAGATTGGGATAGTTTTTGGAGTAATGCAAGCAATGGCTGGAACAACTTTTGGTCAGATACTTTAAAAAATGCCAAAAACGGTATGAATGATACAAAATCACGGATTGATAGTGGCAATGACAGTATCCACAAAGGCTGGGATAGCTTCTGGTCGAGCACTTCGGAAAACTGGAACGGATTTTGGGGAAATGTTGGTAAAAATGCTCAAAGTGGAATGTCAACAGTCCGCGGTTGGATTAGTGACGGCAACAGCAAAATAGATTCCGGATGGCGTTCCATGTGGTCAGGGATCAAGTCTTACTTCGGCAGCATATGGGATGGCATTAAAAATGATGCAGCGAATGGCATGAATGCTGTTATCAACGTTATTAACGGTGCTATCGGCGGCATCAACTGGGTTTGGGAAAAGTTCACTGGCAAAGACGCCCTGAGAAAACTATCTCATGTTCACTTTGCCAATGGTGGTATTGTCACCCAAAAGATGCACCTTGTCATGGTCAACGATGGTGATGGACCTGATTGGAAAGAACTTTATCAGCTACCAAATGGGCAACTCGGTATGAGTCAACAGCGTAATGCCACAGGACTATTGCCAGAAGGCACTCGTGTCTTCAATGGGAAAGAAACCAAAGCCATCATGAATATGGCTGGCGTTGAACACTATGACTTAGGTGGTGTAATTGGCGGTGTTGGCAAATTCTTTTCTGGTGCTTGGGACAAGTTGGAGGCCGTTGGTGATTGGCTTGCTAACCCAGTTGGGAAAGTAACCGATTTAATCAAGTCAAGTATTAGCGGCATTTCAGGCGGTGTTGAAATGTTTAGCAACTTAGCCAGTGGTGTTATTAACAAATTGACAGGCAGTGTTGTTGATTGGTTTAAAAAAGAACTAGCAAAGTTGCAAGACACACTAGGTGCTAACCCCGGTGGATCAGGCGTGCAACGTTGGAAGCCATATGTTATTCAAGCTTTAAAGGCCAATGGATTTGATGCCTCGGCATACCAAGTTGCTGCATGGATGCGAGTTATTCAACGTGAATCCAATGGTAATCCTAGGGCAATCAACTTGTGGGATAGCAATGCTAAAGCCGGCATACCTTCCAAAGGACTCGTACAAACCATCGATCCAACGTTCAATGCGTTTAAGTTTCCTGGTCACGGCGACATCTATAACGGCTATGATGATTTGCTCGCTGGTATTCACTACATGAAGTCCATCTACGGCTCTGGAAGCTCTGCCTTTGCTCGTGTAAGCGGCCGTGAAGGTTATGCAAATGGTGGCTTGATCACACAGCCAATCCATGCGCTTGTTGGCGAAGATGGTCCAGAAACAATTCTACCGCTCACTAAGACAAGCCGTGCTTGGCAACTACTAGGTCAGGCTGTTACCAACATCAATCACAATCTTGGTAATGGTGCCATTGCTGAAAGAGAAAACAGTGGTACAGATGGCCTAGGAAAGAAGCTGGACAATATTGCTGACCTTCTCACGAAACTCAGTTTTGTTCTGCAAGTTGGTGACGACCAGTTTTATCCAAAAGTTGCGCCAAAAGTTAAGCAGTATAACGACAGAAAAGACAGGTTCAATGCTTATTGGAAAGGAGGAACCGTTTAATTGAAACAAGCAGGCATGAAAATCACATACGCCGGAGTAGATATTACCCAATGGATGTATGTTCAGATGGTCAAACGTGATGTAGGAACTAATCACGTCAACACAATGCAAAAGGTCGGCATCAGCGATGGCCAGATGTTGCAATACATGTCACGGGACGTCAAGACGATTGTGGTAACCGGGATCGTTATGAATGACAATTTGGTACCACTAAGGCGTTCCTTGGCCGCTGCTATTGATGCGGATGAACCACAGCAACTAATCTTTGGAGATGAGCCGGATAAATATTATCTTGCCATCGTAGACAGTCAGCCTACCTTCACCGAAGGCTTTCGATCAGGGACAATCTCAATCAGCTTCATCTGTCCCGATGGTGGCATTGCGCACTCGGTAGCCACGAAGACGTTTGACAACATGCCATACAAGGACGTGCCAGTGAACCTGCTTAAAGGGACATCATCGAACAACACTGGCGTTGTTAAGGCGAATGCTCACGGAATTGATGGTATCACTCTGAAGAAAGTACCAGTCGATGGTGGCCAGACATATGTTTACACCATTACTTTTGGCGATATGGGAAACACTGGTCATTCGTCAGTTAATTGGTATGATGCTTCCAATAACTGGATATCTAGCCAAGCTGGTTCGGATATACCTTGGGTCTCTGAAGGGGGACGGTTCTCAACCGTATTTGTGGCTCCTAGTAATGCTGCTTATGCTGAGCTAAACCCAAGATACTTTAGCAAAACTTTCCCCACAGACACGTCTGTGTCTTGGACGCATGAGAAACTCGAACTAGGCACTTCTGCTTCTCCTTGGTCGCCTAACCCAGCTGATCCTGGATACTATGCCGACACCATCACGGTACACAATGGTGGTACCTATCCTGTTGAACCGGTTATTACGGCAACTATGCACGCTGATAATGGCATGGTTGGGCTTGTTAATGATCGCCCGGGTATTCTCCAATTCGGCACGCAAGAAATTGATGGTTTCATCACCGAAGAAAGCGAAGTAGCACTTGATTTGGCAGCCGTGCAAGGCTCACATATGGATAATCAAGCCGCCACAAACAATCCCTATTGGGGTGGTGATCCTAGTATGCCTAATGAACAGATTGGCAATGCGATTTGGACTCATGACGATTATGATGGCTGGAAGGTTGAGCCTAATTGGCCCAGTATTACTGGCGACCACAAGTATTGGAACGGTCCTTCAATCAAGCACAACCTTGCTCAGACACATAACGGTAACTTTAAGAGCAATCTCACATGGGACGTTATGACACGCTTCCAAACTGGTGTCTCAAAGGTTGGTTCACTCGAAACAACTTTAGAAAGTGACGGCAAGCCAATCTTTCAGATGATACTGAAAGACAATAGTGCACTGTCTGACCAAATATGGTGGATGTGCTATTACAAAGATCAACTGGTCGTCAATGAACAGCTTGATCGTAGCATTTTCACTAATGACAAGTTCATTCAGTTGGAATTACAGAAATTTGGTAATTCAGTTGTTTTCCGAGTGTCCCCATGGGTTGGCAATCAAGGACGAGAGACGACTATTACCCGCCAGTTTACCTTTGCGGATGCTGCTAGTGTCGAGACTAAGCAATTTTCCGCGTGGTTCATGCGTGACAAGACGTGGGGCGAATCGACCATGTATCTGATTGCGTCCACCGTCAAATGGCAGAACGTTAGCTGGTATACGAATATCAAGAATCGTTTCAGCGATGGCGATGTTCTCAAGATTGATGTGGCGAACGCTAAGACGTACTTGAACGGTTCTCTTGATCCAACCATGCACACGCTAGGTAATCAATGGGAGCAATTCAAACTGCCGCCCGGTGATACAAAGATTTATCTTTCACCTTCGAGCTGGGCACAACCATTTGCATGTGAAGTCGAGATAAGGGAGGCCTGGCTATAAATGGAGTATTACTTTGCAGATCGAAAATCAAACATTTTGGGTGTTGGGTCGACTGATGGCAAAGGCGAATGGCTTGTTAGCACGGATAGTGAAGTTAAAACAACCGATGACAGGCCTGCCATTGCCTTGACCCTGACGATTCCATTTAAAACTGAACAAGAGCAGGCCATTGATGAAATGGCGGCTGAAAACAATTTTGTCTTATATCAGGACGAAGAAGGCAATGGACATCAAATGGTCATTGCGAGTGTTAATCACGATACATTAGCGCATATTCACACAGTCGTTTGTACGGATGCAGGTAACGATCTGATGAATGAAGTGGTGGGTGCCTATACTGCTGACAAAGCCTATACTATCGCTGATTACATCCTCAGGTTTACAAATGATTCTGGCTGGGAGATCGGTATTAATGAATTTCCTACAGACGTCAGAACACTTACATGGACAGACGAAGACACTTCACTTAGCCGCATTAAATCAGTCGCAAAAGATTTCGATGCAGTGCTTAGCTTTGGCTTTGTTTTTGTAGGTACGACTGCCGTAAAACGTGTTATCAATATCAGACATGAGGAAACTTCCGACAGTTTAATTTCTTTTGAGATGAACAAAGACATCAACAATATCGTAAAGACGGTTGATATATACGACATGGAAACCTCAGTGAAGGCCTATGGTGCTACACCTGACGGTTCAAACGATCCAATCAACTTAATTGGGTATCAGTGGAAAGATCCCAATGGGCAGTTTGTACTTGACCAGTATGGGTTCTTGCACGACACCATTGCCGTACAAAAATATTCACGTTTGCTAAGCAACAGCAACCCTAACCCAACACATTCTGACTGGAATCGGGTTAAAACGTTTGATTCAAACTCGCAGGCGACACTTTTGCAAGCGGCTTTGGCAGACTTGAAGAAGTACAACCATCCAAATGTCAACTATGAAGTTGATTTGGCAAGTGCGCCCTATGTGCCATTGAACCAAACGGTACACATTGTTGACGAGAACCAGAATCTATTCCTTTCTGCAAAGGTGTTGTCAGTTGAACGTAGCCGTGCTGGTCATTATACCAAGCTCACTTTAGGGGATTATGCAAATGAGCAGCCTAATTTGTATTCAGCGCTTAAGGATATGGCAGTTAAGATTGAAAATATTCCCAAGGCCATTCAATTTTATCCATGGATTCGTTACGCCGATGACGATAAAGGCACCAATATGAGTGCCTTCCCAAGTGGCAAGAAGTACATGGCTATTGTTCCCAATGCCAAGTCATCCGTTCCAAGTGACAATCCGGCTGATTATGCTGGCAAGTGGGCATTGATTCAGGGCAAAGATGGTGCTGACGGTGTTCCGGGTGCAAAAGGCGCAGATGGCCGTACAAGCTATTTTCACACTGCTTGGGCGAATGATGTAAGCGGTCAAAGTGGGTTCACGGTATCCGGTGGTGATGGCAAAAAATATATTGGCACCTATAGCGACTTCACACAGGCAGACAGCACTAATCCAGCTGATTACAATTGGGCGCTTTTTAAAGGTGAAGACGGTGATCAAGGGCCAAAAGGTGACAGTGGTGCAGATGGCCTACCGGGTAAGGATGGCGTAGGCATCAAATCAACGCTTATCCAATACGCATCAAATACCAGCGGTACAGTAGCTCCAACAACTGGCTGGACAACAACGATTCCTGCAGCTTCCCCCGGCTATTATGTTTGGACTAAGTACACATGGACGTACACCGACGGCACTACAGAAGCAGGATACTCAGTGGGCAAGATTGGTGAGACGGGTCAAACTGGACAGAAGGGTGATACTGGTCCTCAAGGTCCGCAAGGCCCTCAAGGACCGCAGGGCCCTCAAGGCGTTCAAGGTGTTCCCGGAAGCAAGGATGTGCCATACACTTATATTCAGCTTGGCACGCCCGCTAGTCCCAAGAAAGGCGATTTGTGGTGGCATGGGACAACGCTTAACGATGCCACAGCATTGCAATACTACAATGGTACAGCTTGGGTTGATCAAAGTATTCAGCAAGCAGTGCTTAGCATCAAAAAGCTGCAATCGATTGAGGTTGACAGCTCAACCTTTAATTCTCCTGACATTAATTCGCCTTTCAGCCATGTTCAGATTGACGGTGCCAAGAGTTCTGGCAATCTTGAACTAAAAGATGCGAACCTAAGTATACTGGGCAACATTGAAGACAATAATGGCAATCCCAATGGTCAATACTACAAATCTCTTTTGAGCCCTAATGGTATGTTCAACTACATCACGACACCTGACCAAAAGGGAAACATATCGTCAGTTGCACTCCAACGTGGTGCACTTCAGTTACAAACATTGATCAGTGACCCCAGTGCCGCTACAAAAAAATATATTCAGTCTGAATTCAAATCAACAGACAACGTGACATTTTTCTACGTCAATACAACCGCGCTAAGCAATATTGATATTGATTGGGCATATATTTACTACACAAGACGTGGCAATTTGGTGACCGCCAACTTTCAAATTCACACAATAGCTAATCAGTACAATTTCTTGAGGCTCGCAGATATTAGACCCGGTTACAAGCCTTATTTGACAAACAAGATTGTTGCAAGCTGCTTGAGCTTTTCAGATCCCGGACAATCTACCGCTATGTATTCAAGTACGCCAAGCGGAGGAACGGTCGGCTGGTATAGCAACATTTCCAAAGCTTCTGGTAGTTATGGTGGCTCGGTGTCGTATCTAACTCAGGACGATTATCCGACGGGTGATTCATATTTTGCGTAACTGGGAGATGACATTATGAAAATCAAAGTGTGGACGGATAGCAATAACCGTCTGCTTCATTGGGCAAACGCTGATGAAAGCAGACCAGTAGGGCCAACCGATGAAGGATTCGAGGTTATTGAGGTTGACGATGCTGTTGGCTTGTATGAGAACCACTCCAGCATTATTGACGGCCAAGTCGTTCCTGATGCTGGCTATGATCCAGACGCTGACAGACCTAAACCTGAGCCATCTGAAGCTGACTTAGCAAATGCTGAAACTATGAAGATGGTTGCTAGTATAACTATGTCAAACGCAGCTTTGATAAAGCAGGTGGCAACATTGACCAAGGAGGAAAAATCGTGAACGCATATAAACCATTGATTATCAGTTACTATCAGCAAGGAATCTACAACAAGGATGACTTAGCCTTGTTCGTGAGTGTCGGCTGGATTAGCCAAGCAGAAGTAGATGAACTTGTTAAGCAAGTCGCCAGCAAAAGCTAGCGGCTATTTTTATGGAAGGAAGTGAGAAAGTGACATTTTTTGGATACACGATTGGTGACTGGGCGGAGTTCATATCAATCATAGGGGTGGGCGTAAGTGGTGGCAGCTGGCTGTTCAAAAAGATTGCCTTAGATCCATTACGCTCTGATATTCAAATGCTTTCAGAGACGATGAATCGTCAGCTCAAACTACACGAACAATCGCTGGCAGACTTGAATGTCCATCTGAAAGCACATGATGAAGAGCTTGGCAGTCACTCGGTTAGGATCACTCGATTGGAAGACCATGTAGGCATTAAAGGAGATAATGATGATGAATAACTGGACAGAACTTTTAGTATCACTTGCAGTAGCAGCAGTCCCAATCATTGGGGCTTGGATCTCAAAACAGTTGCTGGCTAACAAGCAAGCGCTGACTTTGGTAAAGGTATTAGGCCCATTGGCAAACGCAGCCGTAACGGCGGCAGAACAGCTTGGTGTGACTGATAAGCTCAGCGGGGAACTTAAGAAGTCGGCCGCAATTGAAGCCGTGAAGAACAGTCTGAAGTCACTCGGCTTCACTAAAGCGGACGAGCAGACAATTGCCAACGCGGTTGAGCAATCCTACGCTAATTTGAAAGACAGCCTAGCAGAAACCTATCCACAAAAGACAGTTGATCAGGAAGCATCTAATCAAGACAAGGTAGCGGCCGCAGCTCAAGCAGCAGCAGATGCAGTTAAGGCTCAACTGGCACCGGATTCTGTTGCTCCACAGCAATAAGGAGGGCACCATGAAATTTAAAACTAAACTCATCACCTTGGTAGTCGCCTTCTTGGCGGCTATTTCTTTTGCCTTGCCATCGCAGGCCAATGCAGCAAAGGGTGATCAGGGACCTGATTGGGCGAAGTATCAGGGAGCAAGTGGACGATATGGAACAGATCAAGACAAGTTCGTCATAGCTCAGATTGGCGGCACTTACGGTGGCACTTACATCGATCAGTGGACGTATGATAGCCAAATTGCTAGTGCCAAGGCGGCAGGAAAACGTGTGCATAGCTACATCTGGTATGGTGTTGGTGCAAGTAGTCAGTTGGGATTAGAAGCACTTGACCGTTATATGCCTCGTATCAAAGCACAGACGCCAAAGGGAAGCATCGTTGCTTTGGATTACGAAGATGGTGCTTCTGGGAATATGGCAGCTAATACGGATGCAATTTTAGCTGGTATGCGGCGCATTCATTCCGAAGGCTACACGCCCATGTATTACAGTTACAAGCCATATACATTGGCACACGTCGATTATCAGCGTATTCTGAAAGAATTTCCTAACAGCCTTTGGATTGCTGCTTACCGTGATTATATGCCAACTACCAAACCAGACTACGGTTATTTCCCGAGTATGGATGGGGTAGCTATTTGGCAGTACACGAACGCATTTGGGCTGTCGCAAGGCCTCGATGGTAACATTGATCTGCTTGGCATCACTGATAATGGATACTCGAAGCAACCAGAAACCCCGTCAGAACCTGTAACACCGGCACCAAGCAAACCAGCGCAATCAACCGCAGCCAGTGATACCGACTATGCGCAAACTGGTGTTTTCAAGCCGTCCGCGACTGTTAACATCCGCACTGGTGCCGGCACCGGCTATGCATCCGTTGGTAGCTATGCACCCGGTGAAAGTGTGATTTATGATCACGTGTATATCCGTGGCACATATGTTTGGGCACGTTATCTCAGCTACTCAGGCAGGTATCATTATGTTGCCTTGGGCGTGAATGGTGGGGAGAGCTATGGTTCGCGCAGTTCAAATACGCAAACCTATTCGCACATGTACTACACAGTCCGCTCTGGTGACAGCTTCTGGAGCATTGCCAGCAAGTACGGCATCAGTATGTACACGTTAGCGGCTAACAACGGTAAGTCAATCTACAGCCTGATCTACCCGGGCGAAATCCTGTATATCAGGTAACAAAAAGGTCCTCTGCTCGCTAAGGCGGGTGGAGGGCTTTTTTTGTTGCTTTGAAGCACGGGCATAATGCTGTAAAATAAGATACGTAAGCAACTAAATATTTTAGTCAGCCTGTAATACCTTGCCGTTCTGCCTCCTTTGCTCAGGGGGGCTTATTTTTGTGCACAAAATATGCACAAAATGTGGTTTCCTACTATTATATATACGTTTGTTTTCGCACTTACTCTCCGTTTTTATGCTTCTAGATGCTTTCTATAGCTTCCCGGAATGCTGGTATAAAGGCATTTCGGGATTTTTGTTTCCTTTTATTTTCGGTTGTTTTTTTCCTCCGGTGCACAAAATGTGCACAAGCTAAAGTCTCGAAAGTGCTTGTAGCGTCTGGGATACCTGCTCTTTTCTTTGATCTTCAAGAAGATGAGCGTAGACTTTTTGAGTGATCATTGTATTGGCATGCCCAAGTCTTTTTGAAATATAGTTAATGTCAACGTGATTGGCAATCAAATAGGAAACGTGAGTGTGTCTAAGCCCACGGAGAGTTTCCATGTCCTCTTCCGGAATAGGTTTACCTTGATACATAAAAAGGTTGTCATCAGCAAGGTCAGGTGGCTTAACAGATGACTTAGGCGAAGGATTTTCCGTATTTCCCAATAGATAGTCCACAGAAACGTGAAGAACGTCTGCAACTGCTTGCAGTTTGTCAGCAGAAGGTTGCGAGGTTTTCCAACGGTAGATTGCGTTTTCTCCAATACCCGCTTCAATAGCAACCTCTTTAACATTCAAGTTAAGTTTCTTTCCCGTTTCTTTTATACGGTCAAATAGCGTCATATCAGCGTTCCTCCAATCGAAGAACGTTATAAATATCGAATTACGAAATTTTGGCTTTACAAAAGTACTGAATTCGATTATTATAAGTTCATCAAGTAATGAGCGACAACTTAACAAAGCTTTAGCGGTTCGGTCTTTGGCGAGAATGACCGTTAAAGCAGACAATTGGTTAGGTTATTTGCTATGCCCAAATAGTACCGCATTCGATATTTATTTGCAACTACTTGATAAGAAATAATCGAAGGAGGTGATATTAATGCCAGACAAGATTAAAGAAGCCGTAAACGAATTCGTTGTCAACGTTTATGCAGCCCGTAAGAAGCGTGGATGGAGCCAGAAAGAGCTCGGCGAACGTATCGGTGAATCTCAACCAGACGTCAGCCGAGCATTATCTGGGCAAGTCACGCCCAAGACTGATGAAATCAGACGGAAAATTGTCCACATTTTAGGAATGGAGGAATCAAAATGAACGAACCACAACTATTTAACTTCGAGGGCAACGATGTTCGCACATTAAATCGTGACGAACAAATCTGGTTTGCCGCGCCTGACGTCGCAAAAGCACTTGAACTGAGCAACACAACCGTAGCCGTGTCCTCATTGGATGACGATGAACGGGCTAAGTTTAACTTAGGGCGTCAGGGTGACACCAACTTCATCAGCGAACCGGGGCTATACAAACTGATTGGTGCTAGTCGAAAACCAGCGGCCAAACGTTTTAACCGTTGGGTAACACATGAAGTTCTCCCATCAATCCGCAAGCATGGTGCCTACATGACGCCTGAAACGATTGAGAAGGCCATTTATAACCCAGACTTCATTATCAATCTGGCAACGCAGCTAAAGGACGAACAAGCCAAAACAGCGGCACTTACGGCCGATAACGAGGAAATGAAACCTAAAGCATTGTTTGCAGACGCAGTAGCCACCAGCCATACGAGCATTCTCATCGGTGACTTAGCCAAGCTCATCCGCCAGAACGGTGTGGATATTGGCCAGAATAGGCTGTTCGCTTGGCTGCGGGAACACGGATACCTGATTGGCAGTGGAGATCGCCGCAACATGCCGACACAACGAGCAATGGACTTAGGCCTGTTCGATATCAAGGAACGCACATTCCAGAACCCAGACGGCAGCGTGCGGATCACCAAGACTACCAAGGTAACCGGAAAAGGCCAGCAGTATTTTATCAACAAGTTTCTACAAAAGGAGGCTGTCTAAATGAAGAAGAAGGATAAGACTTTTTGGAAAGAGTACAAGGAATCTTTTTCGTACAAGACAGTTCTTCTATTTATTGGCGCAATCGTGATTGGTCAAATCATCGGACGAATTTTGTGATGGTGTTCCAGAGATTCTGAAACCAATCTAAGTGGCTGGAAACAATATTAGCAAGTGCTAGAAGAACACTGATTGCAAAATTTGCCCAGAATACTTTTCTTGAAATTCTGTTTGATTCTTTTTTGGAATTAGAAAGATCTTCTCTGAGCTTAGCAATTTCAGCCGTCTGATTTTTAATCAGTATTTCCGATCTTGTCGGGGAATTCATTGCTTTTAATGCATTGCTAATATCCCTATTTTGCTTGTCTAAAACTTCCTGAGGGATGTTGAAATTATGTATAGCATCCCTAAATGTCTTGTCTTTCAATGTAAATCACCTCATCAAAATTATCTCACAAAAAAGAAAGAAGGAATCGAAATGATAGGCAAGAACGTCAGCGATTTAATCACAATTTCGCGACATGACTTGGATGAACTTGTCCGGCAACGTGTTGCGGAGGCCTCCAGACAGCCAACGGGTTTCACAGCGAACACTCTATTTACCGGTATCGCAATAGACCCAAACGACATCATGACGATCAACAAGCGCCACGGGATGCCTGAAGACCGATTCGGGGTATCTAGTTCGGTTTATAGCAGGCATCAATATGATGACGGAAATATTATTAGAAATGATGGATCTAGTGCCAAAGAACTGCATGACAAGCTTCGTTTTTTAGCGCTTGCAGTGGTTGGAGAAACGAAGAATGGATTGGTTACACGTGCCGACATTACGACAGTACGAGAGGCGTACTCAAAATTCAGGGATGATTTCTTGGCCCTGTACGATGATCGAGCCGCGAAGCTTGCCAAAGAGTGAAAGTAGCCAAACAAAAGGCATCCTAAGAAAAAAATTACAGGAAAGGAGGAAATGCCATGCCGTTGTTGCAGGTTGTTGAAGATGATCAGATTTCAAGCAAAAAGTATTTAGCGGTCGATGAAGAAGAACTAGCAAAGATGATTAAGGAGAACCAAGAGTTAAAACGCAAGCTAGCAGCACGAGGTATGTGGACGCTCACCACCGCAACAAGCTATGTCGAAGGGCATAACAACACGTGGGTAGTTAACAATATCTTGAACGTCCCACGCTTCCACAAGTTCTTGCAAGATACCGTGGTTTCATATCCACCGCCTGGCAAAAAGGGGTATCTGTTTAATCCGAAACCATGGCTCGACTTCTTAGACAAATGGTTCCCAGAGATTTCAAGGTCGCTTAGAGAGAAGGGCAAATAATGATTGAATATTTACTAATTGGTGGTGCCTTCGGCGTGATCGTGGGTCACTGCTTAGGCCACAGCGGAAATTGGAGGTATTGGATTGAATGAATCAGAACGTACCATTGGTGATTTGCTGAACGAACACAACAAATTGACGTTAGACATTATGCGTGGCAACCACACACCAATTGCAAAGATGTTGCTTGCCGAGAACGAGAAGCTACGTGCACGACTAGCGAAACTAAGGGGATGACGTGATGACCAATGAAGTATACGAGCACATTTTAGCTGAATCTAACCGTCAGATTGCAGCATATCACAAGGTTGCTACCGACTATGGGACGAACAATACAGACCCTCATCAAACGTATGCGATGGGTCAAGAAGATGGTGCACATGCGATCCTATTTATTATCAAACAAGCTATGAAAAAAGCCGCTGGCGTCCAGACCAACGACTGATAGAAAGGAAAATATTATATGTCAGTATTATACGACTTAACAGACAAATTGACCAGTTTGCAACGACTGGCAGAAAGTGGCAAGGCTGATCCAAAAGCTATTGCTGACACGATGGAAATGGTTGAGGGCGACTTTGATGATAAGGCGGTTGGCTATGTCAAAGTCTATAAATCAATCGAAGCAGACGTCAAAGAAATCGATGCTGAAATCAGGCGTTTGCAAGAACGAAAGACAAGTGCCAAGAAAAACGCTGCGACAATCAAATCACGATTGGCGCAAGCGATGGTTGAAACTGGTCGTGAACACATTCATACACCACTGTTCAGTATTTACACTCGCAGAATAGTGAGCGTGGAAGCACCAGAAGACCCGAATAAGTTGCCACCAGAGTTCATTAAGACCACGTTGACGGTCAACAAATCCGACTTGAAGAAAGCATTACAAGCTGGCCGTGAGGTACCAAATGCGCGACTGGTTGAGAACATTGGACTGGGGGTGCGGTAGATGCAGCCAATTAAACATGCATCTTCAATTGATCGAACAAAGAACTGGCGAGTTTTGATTTATGGAAAGCCTGGTGTCGGTAAGACGTCAGCTATCCGCAATCTTAATGGCAAAACACTCGTGCTAGATCTGGATGACAGTTCAAAAGTGCTATCTGGTGCACCGAACATCGATGTGCAACCATTTGACCGAAGTAAGCCAAGCGAAGAATGGAAAGAATTTCTGAAAAATCTGGCTGAACGTGTTTCCGGATATGACAATCTGGTGATCGACAACGTATCAGCGTTCGAAAAAGACTGGTTTGTCGAGATGGGCAAGCACAGTAAAAACGGCATTGGCAACGAGCTTCAGGATTACTCAAGATGGACAAATTACTTTGCCCGTATCATGACCATGATCTTCATGGACGCACCAGTTAACGTGCTAGTAACCGCTTGGGAGAACACACGAGACATTACAAGCGAAACTGGACAATCGTTCAGCCAGTATGCACCAGCAATTCGTGACAGCGTACGTGACGGGCTATTAGGCTTGACAGACGTTGTGGGACGCGTGGTAGTTAATCCCAAGACTGATGGCCGTGGCGTCATTCTCGAGGGAACCGATGCAATCTTTGCTAAAAACAGATTAGACAATCGAAAGTTAGTGCCAATTAACGAGCTATTCAAATTTGGAAATCAGGAAAAGTCAATTAAACAGGAGGACTAAAACATGGCTATCACAATGGACTACTCACAAGCAGCAGAAGGAAATGGCGACATTCAAGATGGTGTATATGAATGCGTTATTAACCGCTTTGGATTTGATAACTACAAAGATCGCGAGTTTATCAAGTTCGACCTAATCGTACGCAATGACGTTCCACAGAAATATCAGAACAAGCATATCTTCGACAACCAATATCCAAAGAAAGACACCGGAGAGTATGCAATGGGATACCTATTCATGATTGGCAAAAATGCTGGCATTCCAGACCATAAGAAGTGGGCTGATCTTGCGGCGATGCTTGCAGATTTCACGGGCCATGCTGTTAAAGTTACCGTCAAAAACGAAGAATACAACGGTAAAACCTATCCGCATATCAAGAAGTGGGAGCCAACGGATTTCCCGCAGATTCAGCACCGCTGGAAAGATAGCAAAGCTGCATCTGTTTCAAATTCTAATCCGTCTTTCGGTACACAAGCACAAGCAGGACAAACCAATACAGCCGATCTATTTGCCAACAACGGTCAACCAATAGACGTAAGTGACGATCTTCCATTCTAGGAAGGCGGTGTCGATCATGAATGAAAGCCCTAGTTACTATGCCATCATTCCAGCAGGTGTGCGCTATGACAAACAGCTACCACAAGGAGCAAAGCTTCTGTACAGCGAGATCACGGCACTCAGCAGTAAGAACGGTTACTGCTGGGCATCAAATGAATATTTTGCAAAACTCTATTCGGTTAGCAATAGCACAATTCAAAGCTGGCTAAAGTCTCTCGAAGATAAGTCGTATATCAGCAGAGTCATTAAATATAAAAGCGGAAGTAAGGAGGTTGAACAGAGATTTATTAGTTTAAACCC